CCCGATGGATTATATTGAGATGCGTTCATACAGAAATGGTATGCAAAATAGCGTGTGTAGTACAGTATATCTCTCGTGACGTCATACTCCGATATACCATAATCAGATTTGTAATAATTTTGAATCGTATGAAAATAAACAGGTTTCATATTTTCCAATAAAGGTGTACCATTTACATGAATATCAATCCCCGAAAATGTAAAATAATCATCCGTGTATGCACTCGTAGTTGATTCAAATCCAAAAAATATAGATTTTACCGGGTGATTAAAATTACTTAAATCAATTGTATTGTTTCCATGATTGGTATTAAGTGGATGTTCAGTACGCTGAACTTGTGTGATTACAAAATCCATTGAACGTTTCACGATACTTTCTCGCTCGTCTTTATCTAAGAAAATGTAATTACCATACACTTCATATTTTTTCTGTATGTCCGTTAGACCACTGACAATATCTGAATCCAAAGTAATTTTTATTTCCACCTGGTGATTTTGAAGTGATATGAGGGGTAAAAATGCTTTGTGATTGCAAAAGAAAAATTGAAGTGGTAGAAATCCAGAATTCACGGAACTTGTTTTATTGTTTAGTTCTCTAGATTTACTATATGTATCAGTTAGATAATTTGGCCATATGTCAGCGTAATAATCGAAATGTTGAGAATCTATTTTTTGTCCACCAATATACAAATCGATTGTAGATTTAAAAAACATATCCATCAACTTATCAGATCCCTGAAACCATATAGCATTAATCATGTCTCCGAGAACTGGTATCGTTATGGATATATCATTTTCGTTCATTGTTTTGATGAGTTTGGTTGTCTGTGAAAAGTTTGTATGCCTCATGAACTTCGCACGAAAGAACGAATGTCCTTCGTCACTCGTGAGATATACATCTTGTATTCCCTTGGAGACGAGTTGTATTAATGCACCAGACATTTTAATAGATGTTCAGATTATAAAAACAGACACTTTCCCTGAGGGAACTCACTCTTCTTTTCTTCGACAACCTTGCCATGAATTTTGAAACCACCTTGTCTGTACACTTTCATACGTTTGTAATACATTGCCGTAAAGATTGACCATGGGTCATGTACGTCGTAGATGTGGGGATCGTTCTTCTTCCCCGTGGTTTCTCTCATAATTCTTCCAATACTTTGAGTGATGTCAGACTTTGGTGATGCGAGAATGACCGTATCGAGAGTTGGGATGTCCAGGCCTTCGTGAGCCTGACTGAACGTCGCAAAAATAATCTTCTTCTTTGAGGATTCCTGTAGAGCTGCCTCCTTCATACCACCCATGTAGAGACCAGAGGTTTTGGGGAAACATTGATGGAGGAGTTCACAATGTTGCCTTCGATCACTGAGGACGAGGAGTTGTCTTGTCCCGGCTGAAGCTTTCTTCACGAGTTCCACCAACATCTTGTTTCGTGCCCTGTCCTCGACAACTTCAGTAATCATGTTGGGCATGGAAATTTTCCCATTTCGCATGGATGGTGGTGGGTTTCTATAGTTTGGAGAATCGAAAGTCACTGGGAACACTTCAACTTGTTCCTGATTTTTCCTCTCAACAGCGAAGAAAGTGGGACCCATGAACCAATGAAGAACTTTCGTGAGACCATCTTTCCTTTCGGGGGTTGCCGAAAGTCCAAATATGTGACGAGGGCACATCTTGAAGAGACTTTGACTAAACACCTTTGCACAAATGTGATGGGCTTCATCTACGATTAGGGTACCCACCGTATCAAAGTCTGTAAACGAGTACTCTTTGAGTGAGAGAGATTGAAGCATAGCAATCACAAAGTCACAGTCAACCTCTTTCTTGTCTTGTTGGACAACTCCAATTGTGGCACCTGGACAAAACTGCTGGATACGTTCACGCCACTGATCTGCCAAGAATTGTTTGTGGACGACAATCATCGTACGATACCCCAACTTACACGCTATAGCCAAGGATACCGTCGTCTTCCCATACCCACATGGTAGAGAAAGGACGCCATGGCCTGCCTGAATTGCTGCTGCGAGTGCTTCGTTTTGGTGTGTAGCGTCTCGGAGCTGTCCAGCGAATTTGGTCCGGATTCGGGTGGGTTCGGGTCTCCGGTCCTCGCGGGCTTCCCCAAGTTTAGCAGTTCCGTAGAATCGGGGAACGCACACTCCATTCTTAGTTGGTCTGAAAACTTTGAAAGGCGGTGGAGGAAATCCAAAGTCCCCATTGACGTGTGGTCTTACCGTAAGTTCTTTTTTAATTTCTTGAATTGGACCTGTATTCACTAGGTATCCAGTTCGAGTAAGCATACTGATTTAAAGAGGAAAAACTTTAAATGAGTACAAAGATGCCTATCGTCGACGTTGAAGAGAACATTAAGAAGCTCCAGATGAACATTGAACAGATGACCCAAGAGATATTCCGCCTTCAGGGTATGCTCCAGACCTTCCAGGGTTTCAAGAAGGGTGGTCTCACCCAGATTGATCTCCCCAACGACCCCAATCAACCTGTGGAGGCTCCCGCAGAGGAACTCGAAAGTATCCAAGAGAAGCCAGAGTAATTACCTACATTCCAAACACCCTTGAAGTCCACCTCAACTTCCACTTCATCCCCCTTTATAAGAGACTGCACAGGTCGACCCTTGACCTCACACATCACTCTCCTATAACGGAACGGAACTTTTACGGTGAGAACCCTACCATCGAGGGGATCATCTACATTTTGATTGACGATGAGTTGTGACTTGGATGCATGCATACGCCTGACAATTTCAGAAACTTTTTGGGGAACCACCAAGCGTATATACTTTTTAGAATTAAATTCGTACATCGGCTCATGAACAGTAGCTACGAATTTCATTGGTTACGCATACGATACATGAGGATTAAAACTATAAGTAGCACGAACACGAACGAGATAACTTGAGAAATCATTATGGGTTGTAAGGGTTCTCTCGTACCGAACTGTTCATGGCTCAGTGCTCTAGAAACTTCTACAGCCGCCTCGATACTCGAGTAGGGGGTTTCTCGTCGAGACATCATACCACACATAGCAACCTTTGAACATTCCCCGAAGAATGGAAGTTGTCCATAGAGACTGAGGACCCCCGAAGACTGTGAAAATTCCCAACGATCACCACCCCATTTAGCACCCCAACCGATACGCATCTCTTTGGGTTCCGTGAGACCCAATTGTTCGAGTACCCCAGCTTTGAGTGTATCTGGATCAGTGGTGACGATTTCTTCATTAAGATCACATATGACACATGACACAGTCTTACCATCAGCGAGAACTACTGGTTGGAGGTTCCACTCAGTTTTCATGGCAATTTCGAGATCATCTGGGAGTTGTACTCGATCTTCAAAGTCTAGAAGAATGTTTATGGCTCCGTATGTACTTTCACGAACCTTACTGTCCGCGGTGGGTCCCCAATTTTTACCAAGAAACTTGAGGGCTGGACTGTTATCGAGACAAAGGAACAACATATCCTCCGTTATCTCGGTTCCATCTGAAAACTTCGCCACAAAGGTATCCTCCCCATACTTCACATCCATGAGTTCGGTATTGAACACAAAATTCGCACCGGCATCTATGAGTGCCTGTTCCATCATGTCACACATCACCTTACCCGACCCAGACTGTGTGTACTGCTTCGACATTGCGACATGGTCAAAACTTTTTACGAATTCATATGCGGACATGACATCCCAAGTCACACCGTCCATGATGAGTGGAAGATGCTCCACAAATGTGTTTCCCGTTTCACTCAATTTTCCGATTGCATTTTTGAGTGAGACACCTTTGTACTTTTTAGGTTGGGTGAGTACCCGAATAGCGAGGGATGTGAGTGTACCGTAGTCGGAAGCTCGAAGTGATTGAAACATGAGACTGTAGACATTCTTCTCAACGGGTGCGAATACCTGGTTCCATTTTATACCCATTTCATCAAATAAGGATCGCGTGTTCACAAATGCACGGTCGAATACGATCCTGTGTGCGTGGAGATCCCTCTTATCACCTTCTGGTTCCCACCATGAACCACCCGCCGAAAGCTTTCTATCATAAATAGTGACTTCATGGTCAGTCGACCTGAGAATTTCCCAAGCGAGGGACATACCGGTAGGTCCGGCACCGACTATATGAACCTTCATTCTACTTTTAGGGGATATATAATTTTTCATGCATCAGCGTGTAGAACATGGTGAGTGCGAGTGTGAACCAAAGCTGCGGCTTCATGTAG